CTCAAGAACAGCTCTATGGTTTGCATTTGTACTAATTGAAATATTAAGATCTCTAAGTAAAAGATCTGTACCATTAATTTCAAAGTTTACTTTTTCATCTGCTCCTGTAATATATGTTAATCTTGCAGATGGTTTTGTTGAATTATAAAACTGAGCTAAGTCAGTTCTCATTTCATGTACTCTTGGCATTAAATAATCACAGTGTTGAATAAAGTATATTTCTGTTTGTGCATATGATGCTTGCATTGCTTGTTCTACTCCAGTAGCAGTTGTTTGAGATAACTGTTGTCCCATTCTTTGTGGGTTAACACCAATTACTTCATATGCTTGTTGTTTAAAGTAGTTAGCAAGTTGAATTCTTGACATTAATCTATTAGTCTGTTCAAGGTCAAGTTTCTGAAAATGATTAAAGTTTAATGCATTTTCAGTGTTTGTAATAGAAGTATCCAATGGTAACATTTGGAAATTCTTCATTGCTACATATGCTTTAGCTAAATTACCTTTACCCCAATCTTCTCCTAATGAATGTCTTGGTAAAGAATTTTGATCAAGCATAATTACAGTACCTAGTTCATCAACTAAAATATCTGCAATCTGATTATTTACAATATTGTATCCAATCTGATATGGTTTCATCAAATCCAATAAGGCAGTAGACTTAGTGTTTCTATCTGAAAATACTGATCCTTCTACAGGAAGTTTACAACCATATAATGAATTATCACCTTTGAACTGAAACTTAAGTGGTCCAATGTGATTTCTATCTACACCAATATAAATAGGAGAGAATCCACCCGGATTATTCATACCCCAGAATGAAGGGACATTTGGTCCGATTTTTACACCGCCCCAAACTTCATTAATCCAAATCCAATCAATATGTTCTCCATATAATAGATTGTCTTTATTTTTATTTTTAAAGAGCCTAGTATCATAAATTGGTTTATCTGTAATTGTATAATCTTCAGACACAATTTCATTTGTCACATCTCCTTCTTCAGTAATCTTTGTAAGGTGACCAATTTTTCTTTGGGACTTCCAATAACAAGTTGTTACTCTTAATAAGTATGCAGTACCTTGATCATAGTAATCTTCTCCTTCTGCAAGGATTTGTGTAATAATATCTGATCCATCTAATACATTGCCTGACATGAAAGAAGTATATTGTCTATATGCTAATGATGGCATATTAACATTCCAATCATGAGATTTAGTAGCATCATAAAATGATCCATCATTTTGCATGCCCCCAATAGTATATCCAGCAGATCTAATTGGATAAACAGCCTCTAATGCTTCATGTTGTTCTTCTGTAAGTAAATGTCCATATTTATCAATTACATCAGAAACGGTAAACATATCTGTTTTACCAACCCAGTTACCTTGAGAAATATATCTGATATCCGGAGACTTATGATAAAATGTAACAACAGGATTCCATAGTTCTACATCATAATCATCTTCCATCATACGAAAATGCCAGAACTCTCTATCTGTAATTAACATATCACGGAAAGCTCTTTCTTCCAGTTCATTTATTCTAAATCTTTCAACATCAACTTTATGTTGGTGCTCTGCCCATTGTTCAATCATTGAACGGTAATCTTTTTTAAAGAACTGTTCAATTTCAGGAAGTGACTTTAAATTATCTGGGGCTAATTGTTGTTGTGCTTCTGGAGATTGGGGATCTAATCCTTGTTCTAACATTGCAGCTAACATCTTAGTAGATGCATCTGCCATTAATGTTTGTTCTACTTGTGCTCTTTTTTGCTCAAGCATTTCATTATATGAAAAATCATCAACAGCTCTATAACTTAATTTTGATGATCTTTTAGCAAATTCAGCAACAAGAACATTTATAACATTTGGAATAATTGGGTAAAACTTTAATTCTAATGCAGATGAGTCTTCTCTTGTTAATACTTCTACAATTTCTCTATAATCATTATTTTCTTCTACAATGTAATCTGTTCTATCAATAATACCTTTTGCAAGTTTATAGTTTTTCATCAGTCTTCTGGCATTTCTACGGATTTGTTTTAATCCTTGCCATTCTAACCAGTCAAGATTCCATGCTGCCCATTCTTCTGTCTTGTCCTTTTTAGGTAAAAACTGTAATGGCTGAGTAATACTACCCAACCTATTTTGTTCTACTTTAGCACCCTTCTTAAGCTGCATTGCATTATATACCTGCATAACTTTTTATTTAATATTTTTAAAAGCAGATTTCTTAAACCCACTCATAGTATTTGTTGTTCTACCCCCCATATGTCTAAACGGACTCTTATTTAATTTAAACAAATTTTCCGACTTTTGCAAGTTTTTGGCAGCATCATCCATGATGACTCTCTTTGCATAACCCCTGTTAGATTGTTGTATTCTCATAAATGCAACTAATGCACAAAAAGAAACAAGTCTATCCACGTTAACTCCTGGTGCATACTCTCTCATTTCTGTAAGCAACATTGGATCAGGAATTCTTTCTATGCCGTATTTTGTTCTTACAATTGTACCATCTGCTTTTGTTTCTACATCAAGTTCTTCTTTTGTATACTCAATAGCATAGTTAAGAAGATGTTGTTTAAATAGAGTACCTGTATTTTTCCAGCCATACTCTTGGAATACATTAGTATTAGATCCAAGATCTTTTAAGAACATAATCTGACTCTTAGGTACTAAGAATCTTTGCTTCTTTCTTGATATCATATACTGAATAAATAATGAGATGTTATTCTCAATTACTGTCCAGGCATTATACCATTCTATAATTAGTTCTAATTTCTGGTGTGTTTTATTTAAATCGTCAAATCTACCACACCATGTAGCCACAATTTTATCTGGTTCTATATATGTTTCTGTTTCAGTGCCCGTAACTTTAGTGACTTGTACAGGTGCTTTCATTACATATATAGAACATAGTGACTCAGATGTAGTTGTTTTACCTTCAGAGACAGGGTCAATGGACGCATAATACTGTCCAAAGGTTGGATCCTTAATTGGTCTTTCCCAAACAACTAATACTCCAGTTTTATCTTCTGTTTTTTTAGTAATTGGAAATTCTTTAATAGGTTGTTTATTTGATGCTTTAACAGTAGGTTTACCATTCTCATCTGTTGATATATCTAAAAACTCATATGCATATTCTTTTTCTTCAATTCTTCTTGCTTGTGCTGCAATTAGATGTGGAGGAAAAACAGATACACTTCTATGAGCAAATGCTTCTTCAATATTTCTTGGATGCTGAGAAATTCTTAACTGATAATCTTCTGGAGAAAGTTCATCTTTCCATTTAGCAAATTGATCATCTAAAGCTTTTAATGCTTGTTCTACAAGTGAATTACCATATTCATCAATATGAGGAGGCATTGACCATTGCTCAGGAATAAATAATCCTGATAAACCTTCAGTACCTTTTGCATCTATAAGATTGGTTTCAACTGCATAAATATCTTTAGATGTTGGATTAAGAATCATATCTCTCAATGGATTACACTGAGATAAGTCACCCACAGATCCTGCAGCAATGAACATACCTGTAGTAACCATACCTGATCTCATAGCTGGACGCATATACTCATATGTCTGATCCATTTTTGGTGCAATACCTGCTTCCTCATGGAAGAAGTATTTTACTGGACCCCCTACACCATTTGTTGGATCTTTCTCAAATGACATACCTTGTATAGTACCTTTGAGTCCAACTTCTGTTTTTCTATCTCCTTTTCTTACTTCAATCTTCTGTTGCCACATCATAACCTTGTCTGGAGACATAGGTCTATACCATGCTGTATGCTCATTTAAGAATGCTGCATATTCCTGTAAGAATTTCCAAGAACCCTTTTCATTAATATAATCTTTGAGTGATGCCCCAATCTTAAGAGTAACCCCTGCTTCAAACCATTGCTGGTTTATGAGTTTACCCATATGATAATAAGAAGATGCAATCTGACGTTTCTTAAGAATAGCTACATGTTTATAGTTTAACTCTGCTAATAGTTCATAGAGAGCCATATGATACTGAGCATCCCTAATTTTAGCAAAACCAAACTTCTGTTGCTCTTTATCAAAGATTGGTAAGAAGTTTAACCACATATAGTATTCTCTTGCAAGAAACCATGTGTTACCAGAGTCTTTAACTATTATGCCTTTTCTACATTTTGCTTTTTGATCATCCCAATAAGCTATAAAGTCTTTGGATTTGAAGGGGGCTGTGCAATATACTCCATCTCTTCTAAACTTGTCTGACTCTGATATAAATACTTTATTAGTAAGGTCATTGAAGCCGTACTTACCAGGTTCTTTGAAAACTCCAAATATGAAGTTACTGAAGTCTTCTCTGGATTCAAAGCTGGTTGTTGTCCATGTTCCATTGTCATATGTTGGTATGTCTTGATAAATTTCACTCATAATTATTGGTCATATGCCATTCCGATTCCACCTCTTACTTTACTAGATTGTTCATCTTGTAAATCTTTATATACTCCTTTAAATGAGGCTCTGATCTGGTCAAAGTTTTTTGCTGCAGCCACAAGAGAATTAATATTACCATCTCTACCTGCCGTAATCTGTGTAGTCTCCATATATCTAGCTAATCTATCTAACATAGATGCCATACCTTTGTATGCTCTAGATGTAGGAGTTTCATACATTCTTTGACAAAACTGAAGTGCTGTATGTATATCATCATCTTCAGTAGAAAATTCTGCTTCTATTTCTTTTAATATAATATCTTCTTTATCAATATCTGGTGTATTAAAAAAAGGATTCATATCCGGATTAGGACATGTCATATAGAAAAGATATAAATAGATTTTAAGATAATCATCTGGATAGTTATCCATGACATCTTTAAGGGCTTTAAGAGTATAGCAATGTTCAGTTGGAACAACTTTACCATTTTGCACATCAAACAATCTTGTCAACATATTATTTCTTTTTAATTGGATTATCTTTTATATGATGTAAAATAGAAATTACTTCATCAACCAAATATGGGACTGCCATGGGAATTACTTCTTTTACAATTGGATTGCCATCTGTATCTTTTGCAGTAATTGGATAACCGTATTCATCTTCTCCGTCTTGATGAAATGTTATATGATGTATAAAGATTCTTCCCGGTTTTAATTTAGGATTATGCTTAAGAATAATATACATATAAATACTGAGCTGTAATGCATAATGATTAAAATTACAATCATCTAAATGATTAACTGGATCTAGCATTTTTTCTGACATACCTTCCCAATTTACAAATGATTCTTTCTTAATCTCTTTATTAGTTTTATAGTCAATGATATTTACTTTACCATTAACTACTTCTACTAAATCCGATTGTCCACATATACCTGCAGATTTCAAATATACCATATGTTCAGGATAAACTCCTGGATCTAATTTTTGGGATGGAGCATATCTAATACCATCATGTTCACCAGATGGAGCAACTACAGGAACAGTTACACCTTCTCTTTCTATTGATGCAAGTGAACATAAATCTGCCTCTCTTTGATTATGATAATACGTACCAAGTGTTACTGCTCTATCAGATTCATTTTTCCAAATCTCTTCAATAGTTTTTGGTTCAATTCCATACCATTTAGATCTTTTACTTTTAGAAACTTTTGCAGCTACAGCTTTTGCATCAAATGGTTTTTTTAAACTAGAAATAAGTGTAGTTACACTTGTCCAGTTTATTCCTTCAGATCCATCAATACTTTTATAACTATGATCTTCTGCATTAAATACTATACTCATAGTTCTTCTAGTTTATCTTCTTCTTCAACAGTAGCAATTGCATCCCATTTACCAAGAGGACATTCTGATGCAAGAGATCTTGTTTTAAAATTTAATGAACATCCACATTCATTACAACATGGAGCTGTACCCTTTACTGCACATTTCTTTCCTTTACTTGGACATTCATCACATACAGAATATCTTAATCTAGCAATTTCTTCTACAGTCTCATCTCTAATAACACTATTCGTTATTCCCTCCAAGATCTGTTTTCTGTTTTGCCAAATTATTTTTAGTGTATTTTTCATCTTTAAACTTTTTTCTTTTGATAAGTTCTTGTTCTGCTTTTTCATGAATCTTATTTAAAAGATCAAGTATTTCCTC